GATTTGTTCCTGTAAGATAACCAACTCATTAGCATCAGCACTTTCTTCAGATGCGTTTAAATCTGTAATCTGTTTTTCTAGTTTTACGATTGCTGCTTCCAATCCTGCTTTGCCAGTTAGTTTGGTGGCAAGTTCAATTCGTATAGTATGAAGTTTCTGTTCATCAGAACGCAATTGTTCTATTATACTTTCACGTTCCAATATCTTTGCTTGAAGGTCTGTTAGGCCACTAACAAGTTCCTGCTCCTTTGATAGTAGATCGCCCAAGTGCCCTTCTTTAAACTCCATGGTAATGGCCTGCCTACACGTTGGGCAATCAGCATTGTGTTCATAGAAATTTCTATCTGTTCCCACTTGGGATATCTTGCTCTCAATTTTTGATTCAACTTTTTTAAACGTAGTAAGCGTCTTTTCATTTTCAGGAATTTTCGAGCAGACTTCGGTATATGTTTGTTTCTGTCGCTCCAGATCGTCAATCTCTCTATGTAAGGTGCGTATGGTTTCTCTGCAACTTTGTATCTCACTAGCATATTCGTTTACCTTTACTTCTTTATTTTCATTGAGTTTATCTTGGTGTTCTTTCTTCAGACTATATTTCTGCAACAGTAAATCTATCTCACTTTTCTTTACGAATGTTTGTTCTTTATTTGTCGAAGTTCTTTCCTTTACCAAACTATTCATGGTAGAAAAGATTTCGATATCTAAAAGATCCTCAATGATAGCACGGCGATCAGATGCAGACAACTGCATGAATGGCGTGAATGATGCTGAACCGAGAATAACAATCTGTGTAAATGATTTATAGTTTAATTTTAAGATAAATCTTTCCAAATACTCTTGATAGTCACGTATCGCAGCATCCTGATTAATTAGAATACCGTCTTGATATATCTCAAAGATATTTGGTTTAATACCACGAACAATCTTATACTCTTTATTGCCAATATCAAACTCAACCTCGACCACACAATCTTTACCGTTGATTGAGTTCAGGAGATTAGGTTTATTTACATTACGAAATGGCTTGCCAAATAATGCAAAGCATAACGCATCCAGCATGGTGGACTTACCAGAACCATTAGTACCAACAACCAAGGTGTTAGTATTACTGTTTAGTTTTAGTTCCGTAAAATAGTTGCCTGTGGAAAGAAGATTTTTCCACTTCAAGGTTTTAAATAGAATCATTCAGTTTCAGTGTTAAGTGCTTCAACATAAAGTTCACGCATTAGACCTTTAAGTTTATCACTTTCTACATTCAATGTCAAGTTATCAATATATTTGGAAAGAATTGTCATGGTATCTTCCGCTTGATCAATCAAGTCTTGATCAGCATCAAGAGTGACTTCGGTAAAATCTTCAACGATGGAAATGTCGGCAACACCTGCTTTGTATAGTTGATCTACCACTATATCAAATAAAAATGGATTTGTTTTGTTTACCACTACCACTTTAACATAAGAACCTTCATAGATGGAGTAATCAAATGTTCGATATTGTTCTGCCATATTTTCTAAGGCATCATCATAGTTTATTTTATAGAACATTCGGTATGGGTTCTCTATGAATTCCGTCTCACGGGTATGAGTATCAAAGATATGAAAACCTCTTGGGTCTTTATAGTCTGCCCAAGTTATCTCACCTGGTGAGCCAACATAAAAAATGTGACCGTCATTAGACTTGTGATGAAAGTGACCAGAAAGAACTACATCATACTTGGAGAGTTTATTTTTATCTAGACCTGAATGGCAAAATACTCCACGCTCCATTTGAAAACCATCTATTTCAAAATGCCCTAAACAGATTTGTGATTTGGTCTCTTTGATTTGCTCAAAGATATTATCTTCATTATCGTCACATAACCAAGGCACAATATCAATATCAATGCCGTCAAAGTTAAGTGTAGTAAAAGAATCACATACAGTAATGTTGTCATACTCGTTTAAGAGTAACTGTGATGAGTTAACCTGTAAGGTATTTTTGAATGCGACATCATGGTTTCCCAACAATGTAATGAAGCGTATACCATGTTCTTGTAATTTCTTGAAGAAATATTCACGGCAGAGGTAAAGTGAGTTAAAGTTAATAAACTTCCGACGGTCGAATAGATCACCAAGTTGTATAACGGTAGTAACATTGTGATCCTTTAGATATGGAAAGAACGTGTTCGTGTAGAACTTCTCCATATATTTATGAAAGTCTAAAGAGTCACCGCGCATTCCATGGTGTGTATCGCCTAATATGCATATTTTCATATGACTATTCTACATCATTTTCTAGGAAAGATTCAAGGCCTTCCGTTTTCTTTTCCTTTTTCTTTTTTCTATTTTCCTCAAAATTAAAGATAAATTCGGAAATGTTATCGTACAATTCAAACTGTTTCATATTGCCGTTTTCATCTTCAAACATTTCGCCTTCATCTAATAATCCAAATTGTTGAGTTGCCTTATACTTTACATATAGTTGTTTCTTTTCTTTCATAATTCTACGAAGAAAAGCATAGTAAATTATCTGTGTAAAATATGCAAATGGATTCTTAGATTTGGCTGGATCAAAATTACGGAAGTATTGAATGCAGTTTTCAACACCATCACATATCATCTCGTCACGGTAAGTGTATGAAATAAAATTTGGCTTACGGGATAGATGTTCCGCAATCTTTAGAAAGCATTCACCAATGTAGTTGGGTATCTTAGGTTCTGGTCCTTCTGTTGCTTTAGCATTCGCACAGTCCTCATGATACTTAATGAGTGCTGCCAGAAAGTCGGCATTGTTTACGTAGTGATTTGTAGCCATAATATGTTTACCTTAAATAATCCTTGACATCTTTAAAATTGGGGCGTAAACTGCTTGTGTAGTGATTGATATCCTATTAGATATTGTTCTAAGTTTATTAGTATATCATCATTCTGTTCTATATGCATCCTTAATTGTCTCAGAACTCGATCTTTTTACGATCAATTGTCTAATATTATCATCATTCTTTTGATCTTTGTGTGCCGAAAACAATGCTCTTTCTCTTGAAGAGATTCCTTCTCTTGGCTCAGTTAAGTAATATATATTTAGGCTCTTACGTAAGATATTTGAAGGCGCTTTAATTTCATCTGGCAAACCATGCCATGAGTTCTGTGTTGTATCAAAAATTACTGCACGATTAAATTTCACTTCAACTTTACTTACACATTCTTTAGGTCCATTTGTAGTTTCATCATGTGACCATAACTGTAATGCACCGTCCCATTCTGATTGCCAATGTGATAGATAGATTATTAGATTTGCTCTACGTTCTATTTTTAATTTTGGATGAACGGAATAATCCATATGTATGTTTAATTTGCCACCACCAGGTGTTACATGCCAACCACCACCATGCAATCCCATATCAGGTTTGATATTTTCAACACCAATAATTTGTTCAATCTGATTAATGAATTCTGGGGTATTTAAAAAAGTAAATGCTCTGTATGTTAGAGCAGGAAATAGATTCCAATCTGGCGTGAGTCTCTTGTTCTCTAATGGGTTCTTATAGATGTTCCAAACTTTGTCATCGTTATAATCTGGAAACTCGTTTGATAGTTGTTCTGCGATATCTTCCTTAAAGAAGTTATCGATGACAACATAATTGAAAGGTTTGCCTTGCTTGTATTCTTCTCTCAAAGAATCAAGATCAAAATGATTGATCATAGTGTTTTCTTTCTATTATAAAGTTCAGCCCATACATCATGAGAATCGCCATAAATTGTTTTATAGTTTGGGTAATTTATTGGAAATTTTTTGACTTTAATTTTTGAATGTAGTATATTGTGTAATGAAAACAATCTCTCCATCACAAACGGGAATCCAGGTATTTGATTTCCATTATATGAAATTGTTTTCTCATACATATAATACTTCATTTCAGGATCAATTGCAATGATATTTAAACAATTATCCAAAAATAAAATAAAACTTTCCCAGAAAGTTTCATTACCAATAAAATAATTACAAGTGGCAAAAGAATCTGGATGATATACGTAATCTTCAACTTTAGTATTAATTCCTAATTTTGGAAATAATCTATTACAGAAATCTATCATACCAGGAACCCATATGTCTCCTTGCGTCCATATGTTAGTATGTGTAGCAGCAACATCAAGAAATGGGTCGATATGATAAACCTCGTAACCAGGATTGTTTAATATCCATTCACGAAAAACTTCTGGTTGCAAATGTGTTTTCTCCAACCAACGCCAAGATAACAATCCCCAATAGGCATCCGTGTCTTTATGATTCTCATAGAGTTGTTTCCACATCGGATATTCTCTGAGAAGAGGCTCAGGATTATCTAAGTTATTATAAGGTATGAACACAGGACTTAACTTACCCAACTGTTCTTCACTATAATAAGACTGGTACAAAAATAAATTCATCGAACCATGTCCTCGATCATCTGCTCCTTATCGATAAGGGGTTCATATCCAAGTGCTTTTAATTTTTCTGCTTTCATCCACATAGAAAGAACCTGAACCGTTTTATGAAACTCAGGTTGTGGTATAGTGTTGAAGTTACTTTTACTATTTGTAATTTTCTTAGCGTAGTCTAACATGTCGATAAATTTAATTGGTTCACTGTTACCAATATTATAAACCGTATCGAGTTCACCTTTTTCCATCACAATATTCAATGCTCTGCATACATCCAAAACATGAATATAATCACGTAACATTCCACCACCCTCATAAACATTTACATCGTTGTTTGCCTTTATCTCATTAATCATATATTGTAGAGCATTCTTTTTTGGTGACGCTTTTGAATCACCTTGACCCACTACATTTGATAAGCGGAGTATACGATACTTGATATTGAATGTCTTGCAATAAGATATCAGGAGTTCTTCTGCTGCTCGTTTTGTGATAGAGTAAAAACCTGATGGATTACAAACAGATTCTTCTGTCGCAGGCATGTCTGTATGACCATACACAAACCACGAACTAATAAAATTAAAGGTAACATCTTTATCTTTACATTGTTCCAATACACGCATCAGAGTAATGAGATTCGTCTCAATGTCAATATAAGGATTGACTTTCATATTATAGTTGGTAACTGTCGAGATAAAATATAAAATATTTTTCGACTTAACCGTGTAATCATATTTGTCATTCACAATACAATTGTCATGAGACTGTACAAACTTTGAGCCAATGAAACCATGCCCACCAAATACTTGTAATTGGTTTACCATTTCGACATTACCTCCTCAAGATAGGCAAACACTTTTTCATTATAAAACGGTGGGCATCCTAAAAAGAACACATGGGATAGTGCCTTGTTTGCATTAGGATATTTACTGTAATCGTCTAAGTTTTTAAAACCAGGATGCAACAGAATATTACCAGCAAAGTATGGGCGTGTCTGAATTCGATTCGACTCAAAGAAATCAACCATATATTCTTTTTGTTCTTGTGACTCACACGCAATCGGAACACCAAACCATGATGGATCAGATTTATCTAATACCTTCACTGGTTTAATACCAATATACTTTACCAACAACTCTTCAATTCTGTTTTTGTACAACCTACGTTTTGTTTCGATCTCATCAATTTTATCCAACTGTGCAAGACCAATAGCACCTTGTAAATCTAATGGTTTGATATTGTAACCAGCATGTCTAAAGATATATTTGTGGTCGATGATGCCATCATAGTTATCTAACCAATTAGAGAAACGTTTACCGCATGTACCACATGGCAATGTATTATTAGCACCGATACAATAACAATCACGACCCCACCAAGAAATACTTCTAACGGTTTCGATAAACTCTTTATTGTTTGATGATACCATACCACCTTCACCTGTGGAGATATGATGTGCTGGGTAGAATGAACATGACCATGAAAAATATAACTCATTGATCAACTTGCCATCCCACATCGTACCTAATGAATCACAGTTGTCACCGATCAATAAAATATTGTGTCGATTACATATATCGACTATTCGATTCATGTCTGGTGGATTGGCTAGAACAGGAGAAACAAAAATTGCTTTTGTTTTCGATGTAATCTTCTCTTCAATTAGGTTGACATCAAAGTTTAGTGTATCAAACTCAATATCAATAAAAACTGGCTTTAGATTTGTCTGAACAATAGGAGCAATGGTGGTAGCAAAACCAACAGGAGAAACAATAATCTCATCACCATCATTCCATTTGAAATGTGATTTAAGTGCGGCAAGCATAGCAAGGTTTGCTGAACTGCCAGAATTGACCATATGAGAATAGCCAGCATTAAATCTCTTGGCAAATGCTTCTTGAAACTTTAAAACGTTCTCACCTGATGCTATCCACGAACCAGTAAGAAAAGCAGTCATTGCTAATTCTATTTCATTGTGATCCCAATATTGTCCAGAGTAAAGCACGTAGTCTTTTTCTGGATTAAAGTTATCATAATTTTGTATATACTTTGGCTTAGCAATTCTGCTAAGTTCTTTAATCATATTTTCTATCATAACGAATCACCTATATTAATGTAATGTTCTGTTCTTCACTTCTTCTACAAATTGAATTAAGTCCTCCATACTGTACTCCTCTTCTTCACTTTCACTTTCTTCACCTGCTTGATTTTTCAACAGGCCTGCAATCATCTCTTCAGACTTTTCCATTTCAAGCAGAGTTTTAATCACAAGATTTTCATAATATTCTATCATCGATTCTTTTGGTTCAACAATAGTAACTATGTCCGAGTTATATATCAGAGCATTATTATCTTTGATTAGTTCTACTGGTAACCACGGCATCATCATCATTACAGTTTGACCTGTAGGCATACGGCGAAAGATTAATCTCATTGGATCTTCAAGAAGAACTGTTTCTTCTTGTTCTTCACCTACCATAGATGCCATAATATCTTCACCAGTCTGCATTCTTATAATTTTTACTTTATGCATTCTTGACCTCTATATTGTAGAACTTGTATTTGAATTTTTCTTCATCGTATATCTTAACACGTTCGGCAAAATGTTTCAAGGTAAAATTCACATGTTTGCCTGTACGAAAATCATCTACAATATCATAAAGAACTGCTTCAGTTTTGTTCTCACCAATTCTAAGACCACGACCTATTGACTGTAAATTTCTTACTCTTGATTTGCTCGGAGAAGCAAATACGACATTATGCAAATTCCGTATATTAATGCCGGTACTAAAAGTGCCGTAAGAGGCAACGATGATTGCATCATTTTGTGTCTCTGTAATCGCACGGACTTGCTCACGGACATCAACATCTGTTCCACCATACACAAAGAAAACGTGGCGATCACCAGCCTTCTCTTTAATAATTTTGTGCAGTTCTTTACCATGTCTCTCAACTAACTGAAATAATACAAGTGAGTTACCTTCTAATGATAACGCCAAGTTACGAATAAATTCATTTCGATACTTACTCTTTACTATATATTCTATCTCATTTTGATAATCCCAACCACGTGATGTTTTACATACTTCTTCTGGATACTTGAGTATCAATGCTTTGATCTTAAAGTCTGCTAACTGTTTCTTCTCTATCAATTCAGCAGTGGTAGTGGATTGAAACACTGGTCCAAACAAACCCTCTAATACTAATCGGTGTGTATTCGTACCATCAATAGTACCCGTACAACCAATTCGATAATTTGCTTTGATGAGACCAGTCATGATAGTCGTCAATGACTTTGCTTTGAATTGATGTGCTTCATCACCAAGAACAAAATCAAACTGTTCAAAGTATTCTGGTGGATTCTTGTAGATAGATTGCCATGTCGTGATAGTCAAAAACTTCTCAGTAGTTTTATCTTTACCTGAGTATTGACGATGACAATACTTTTCTGAATCATATCCATAATCTTCAAAATCTTTATACATTTGTTCTACCAATGATGTGGTAGGAACAATCAGCAAACCTTTTTTGTGATTGCGTTGTATATACCTGAGAATGATGTACTGTATTAAAGATTTACCTGATGCTGTAGGTGAAAGCAATAACATCCGTTTATTTCTAATCGCATGAACAAATGCTTTTAATTGATAGTCCCGAACTTCATGAGGTAAATTTAAGGTAGCAATAAATTCTTTTGCTTCCACTACCGAGAAATCTGTAGTAGAATTGATTGATGAATCGATCTCTAACTTATAGTCTCTTTCAGCACAAAACTTTTCTATGTATGGAACAAGACCATGATATATTGTTGTTGAACGAAGGTCAGCAAGTCTTATCTTGCCGTCCCAAAGTCGATTCTTGTACGCTGGCATGAACTGATAACCAGGAACATAGAACGTGAAGTAGTCTGCAAGTTCTTGTGCTATGCCTTTGTCACAGGCAAATCGAATGAATGCTTCATTCTGTTTGTATAAGACTAGATCAGACACCTTGTATAAATTTTTCCCAGTCAATGAACGACCTTAACTCCCATGTTCGGTTGTTCAATTCTTTTAATATGGCATTACAAACATCAACAACTTCTTCATTCAACATTTTGTTTGCTAGATATTTATTGATATCTTCATCGGCATCCAAGTATGTAGTGATGTCTGATTTGAGGGTGAATGGAAATGGCTCCCAACCATACTTCTTCAAGTCATCATCATCTAACTTACCTGTGTAGTATTCCCACTTGAGTTTCTTCATGCGGTTATATTTGAACTCAGCATCTCTCACCAAGAGTCTATGTTGTGATAGAATGTTGAGATACTTACTGTGAAGTTTGGGAATATCTATTAGTGCTTTACCTGGTTCAGTGCGATCTATATTAGAATCGTCTGCCCACATTTTTAATACATCATCTAGTTTGCTCATAACTTACCTCCTTCTAGGAGTATAACATAATTATATCAATTTTTCAACATTATAATAGGTAAACCTAAATGTGGCATCAGAGGTAATAATACTCTCTGGACTATCAGTAGATGACAACAAAAATCCACCAATAGAGATTGGAAACAAATTAAAGAAATTAAATTTGAAATACGGTTTGTTTGATGCAGAAAGAATAGTTACTGAACCATCTGCATATTGTGGTGTTTTTGAATCGGCAGCAGTAGTAAATCTATTTATTTGACCAAGATTTACATACTCTTCATATGATGTTGGAAATGTCAGACCTCTTAACCAATCATGCACTTCTAACCAACCTGTCATCTCTGCATCAACCAAAAAGGTAATATTTAGAGTATCATAGATTGCTTTTTCACCTGGTGCGTATAGTTCAACAAATGGATTGTTTATTGGTATCTCGGATGTTGAAAGGCCAGGCAGTGTAATTGTCTGACAAAAATACTGTAGGTTTGGTGCTCTAGAAAAGTTCAACTGGAACTTATTCCCTTGGAGCATATTAGGATTAGATGGATTTCTATTGAGTGCTGTCATATGTCTATTTATATCCTATAAAAAAAGGGGGAGAATTTCTTCTCCCCCAATCAGTCTCTTATTATTATAAGAATAGTCGAGACTTTAAATTACATCAAGTTAGTGATACCGAATGAACGATAGTAGTTGTTTACGCCAACTGTGTCGATACGACCTAAACCTGCGCCAGTACCTTCAGCAAATGGGTTTGCAACCATGCCGTAACGTGTCTTGAATCCGATCTTAGGCTGGAATGTACCTGTATCAACAGCACGAACCATTTGCAAAGGAACGTATGGGCAGTAGAACAAACCTGCGTCATATGCATTCGTACCTTTGTAACCAACAACTGCAAATTCAGCAGTAGAGCCAGTTTGTGAAAATGGATCGATGTACACTTTGATACGACCGAAGATTGTACCAGCAAATGTATTGCCAGTGTCATCAACTGTCA